CAGATGCAGCCTGTCTTGGTCTGCTTACATAACCTGCTTCATATGCACATTCAGATGCTGATTTTCTACCTTCATTGTACACAAGCAATTCTGCAAACTTAATTTGTCGTTCTGATAATTTATCTATTAAAGCCATACACTTGACTTATACCGTAATTTACCGTACAAATCAATATAGTTACTCCGAATAACAATCCTGGGGTCGGCTCACGACGTGGACGATTGTGTCATTTGTATACCCACTGATACTGGGCCCCAGGTTTAACCTTGTACGATGAAACCAGAATCAAAATTTTGGCAAAAAATTAAAAAAAATACACCTAAAATTAGTTGGACAAGATTAGAATCTTGGAGCAGTTTTGGCGTTCCAGATTTATTAGGATACAATGATTTATGTGCTTTTTTCATGTTAGAGATGAAGATTGCAAGAGGTCCAAAAATATCATTTTCACCACATCAAATTCTATTTCATACGATCAGAACAAAACGGAATTTTATCATAGTAGAAGAAGCCTCTTCCTCTTGCGTAAAACTTTATGAAAGCTCCGCGATCCACGGTCTAATGACAGATCATCGCGAAACGCCATGCTTGGCCATGAATGACTGGGAACATATCCAACGAATCTTAATCAACGAACCGCACGACGCGTAGCGTTGTCAATGTGACATATCGACGCAGGCTTGAGGCTTGACGCTTACAGGGCTCGAGGCTTGAGGCTTGACGCTTATAGGGCTCGAGGCTTGAAGCTTTTAGGCTTGAGGCTTGAGGCTTTGTCAATCAAACAAATTGACGCGCGACAATTTGACGCGGGCCTACGGCCCGCGCCGCGCTGCACATTAGTGTTTACCATATGCAACATTCCTAACAGAAGGATCCCAACACGCCCGGCAGCTTCCGCATGCATTGTCTTGTTCCGGCGCAGGACAAGTCCTGCCAGGTCCAGACACTACAGTTGAAGTATGAGGCCAGCTTGTCGCTGCCTCTTGGTCCACCATCGGCATTGAAAATCGTATTACTAAATTTTTTGGAGCTCTAGAAAGATATGGCTTTACCCACGCTTCACGTGTCGGCATCCAGTGCTGGACGTCCGGGGACCGCCTGCACACTTCAAATATTTTAGCTAAATGCTTGACGCTCTGCACGTCTCCCGAATCGTGCCAACGGAAAAATTTTGTTTTTTTAGAGTTGATCAACATCGCCATTGCTTTGATCCACGCTGGATGGTTTATAGAATTTAATCTTTTATATTGTGCAGCCTGTACAACAGGGAACATGTAACAACCTTTTAAAGCATAACAATTGTAGCAAGTTGACCCCTTCACCTGCTGCAGCTTCGCTCCAGTCTTACATTCTTTTGCAGGTATACCATACGCCCAACCTGGCATCTTAGACGGTTTACTCAGGCCGCCGACCAGGTTCAAAGCTTCATTAGTTTTCATGAGTTGTAATATAGTTATTTTTTGCTTTTTGTATCTGCGACATATCGACGCAGGCTTGAGGCTTGAGGCTTGGAGCTTATTTGGCTTGACGCTTCTCGGTGCCTTCCAAATGATTTTGTATCGCTCACCGGTCCGCGCAGCGTGGCCGGGTTTAATTCATACATAACAAACCCTGGTTCTGTTTTAATTTTTTTAAATCCTAATTTTTTTAATTTTTCCATATCATCCACCATATTGTTAATAGAATACACGCCAACAAAAAATCCGTGGCGTGTATTCCAAATAGTTCAATCATTACCAACTGCAATCATAGCCAATATCTTTTTTGGCTTTTAATTGCTCTTTGCACCACTCAATAAATTTTTCATCTTGTTGTGCGTATTCTGTAGCCTGTTCCTCTTGGAATTGTTGTCCCCAAAAGAAACCATCGGAAGCAAAATAATCATAGTATTTATTTTTAAATGCTTCTTCTAATTTTTTAATTAATTCTTCTGTAATCTTTACACCACCTTGTCCACCATTAAAACCAAGATGTTGCAAGTCATCAATAGAATTATTTTCTTCTTTTGTTTTATTTTGTTCTCTGAATTGTACTGCCATAAACTTTTGCAATCTAGCATGTTTACGCCAATAAAATTCTTCTTTTACTTTGCCTTCTTCATCTCTGAAGCCTGCGTATTGGTCTAGTCCCATGTTTTACTCCTCTGTTAGTTTTCCTTTCTAGTAGACTAATTAAAAGATTCTAAACAAGTAGCTTTTAATTAGTCTATAAATACTTTAGCACTTTCCACGGTTCGTGTACATGCGACATAGTGTCGCAGGCTTGAGGCTTGTAGCTTAAACCAAAATACAACCACAGGTTATGTCAATGCGACATAATGTCGCAGCGACAATTTGTCGCAGTCCTTAATTTAATTCGTTAGCCATTTTAACAAGGCAGAATCCAAACATAACTATTATGATTGCAATACTACCTACAAAAAACCAAAACATATTTTTATCCTTTCTATATCCTATATAATCCCATTGACATTAATTTCAAGGTATGAAATAAAATAATTCTAACTAACAAAAGGAGTGAGTAATGAGTGTAAATAAAACAAGACTAAATACTGATATAAGAAAAAAAATCGGTGGTTTAATTCAATCTCATTTTGAGAACGAAAAAACTATTGAACTTGAAAAATTTATATCAGAGAAAGAGGATATAACTACTGCATACAATACAGCTTTTAAAATTGCTAGTAATGTAGTTGGTAGAGCATACCCTAAGAATGATGTTGCAACACTACAAACATTTAAAAAGAAATATGGTAGTGCTGTTGATGTTGTAGCTAAGGACAGTTGTTTTCATTTTGCAAATACAGAAATTGAAACTACTGAAAGCGAAACTAACAACGAACATTTTAATTTTAAATTGGACGCAAGTATGAGTGGACGATTTAGCGATTATGATTTTGGTATTGCATACTTTAGAGATGAACTAAAGAGTGCTGGACTAAATCCTGAAATCAATATCCAACACCAAGACAATCGTAGCAACCCACACCATACTCAAGAACTTGATAAGATTAAAAAGTTTTTGGGATATAGCAACGAGGACGGAATATATGAACAATGGAAATCTAAATATAGTTTAGATGTAATTGGAACTAGCTATTGTCGTTCAAGAACTATTCCTTGCACAGCTAAAGAATTTGAACAGATGAAAGCATTTAAAAATGCTAAACAATATTTTGTTCAATCTCATTATATTTGGGCTGAAATGATACATAAAGATATGCGAGATATAACTAACGCACTTAAAGATTATAAGTATGTTAAAGACGCAATCGAGTTGTGTGGTGCTTTAGGTTTAGATATTAATGAGAACGAACTGCAAAGAACTGCTGGGGTATCTCTTACTATCTATCAACCAGAAAACTTGGCTAGTTTAATTAAATCAAGAAGAACTAAACAAGATAATAAAGCTGTAATTGCACAGTTTAAAAAGGCAAGACAATCTGCAGTTGCATTAAATTAAGTATTGACACTTATGGGATTATATAGTAATATAATCCCATAAACAGAAAGGATAACAAAATGGAAAAACTAAAAAATGGAGTAAAATTTGTAATATCTTATTACTCTAACAAAGACCAAAAAACGATTGTGAGAAATGCGACTTGGAACGAATTGTGCAGACAATGGATTTCAAAAGCTGGTGCAGATTTATTAACTTATTATGATGAGGACGCACAAGGTTTTAGAACAGCAAAAGGTAAGTTTATGATAACTTTAAAAGAGGAGAATAAATAATGACATACTTAATTTTAAAAGAGAGAACATATTCCAATATCCCTAGTGATTTCACTATTGTAGATAATACAAAAGATATTGATATTGCCGAGGATAAGTTGAGAGGATATAATTTAATTAATACAGAAAAAAATGTTGTCTATTCAATTTTAAGATATGAGTCGCCTTTAATTTTAAAAAAGGTAGCATAACATGAAACACTTATGCCAAGGCACAAAGTGCCATACATACGAAACGCAATCTAGAATTCGTGGAGTAAAAGGTGCTAAGGTGTTGCGAACTCGCAATGCAAGGTATCATACAAACGACCCCAACACAGGCTGGATTGCTAATTGGGAATATTATTTTTGCGATGAGAGATGTTTGCATAATTGGTTAAAGGAACATATGACACAATTAATTAATTATATTGGTATTAAAACTAAACCACAAGAAAGCCCAATAGATATAATTAAGGAAACAAGAAAAGCTTGGGATAATCGTGAATATATTAACACAACTATAAAGTTAAAAGAAAATGAAAATAATGTATTGACATAATATCCCATATATAATAATATAATAATCGAGCCGACTAACCTTGTAATGTAAATCGGCTCACTAAACAGAAAGGATATAAATGACTAAACCACTACACGTAATAAATTGGCAAGGTAAAGAGTATCGCATTCCCTTTGATGTTAATCTAAACCTTGACGCAAAAGATAAACTGATTGATGTAGAAAATAGATTCAGTGGATTAAAGGCATCGTTGCCTTGGTTCGCTGTAGCTGTGTATGATATGATTAAAGGTGCAGAAGTTACCCAAGATTATAATCTTATGGAGAATGGATTGAGTTGGTTCTCTAAACATTTTCCTAACGAATATATGACACTATTAGATTGATTAATATGTCAAGATAAATAACGCACCTGCGACAATATGTCGCAGGCGCGCTTCGCGCCTAGGTTGTGCGCGCTTCGCGCGTAGGTTGTGCGCAGGTGCGACAAGATGTCACATGCGACAATATGTCGCAGGCTCGCGCGTAGGTTGTGCGCTGGCTCGTAGCCGCGCGGGGGGGCGG